CTCATTCATCGAAGGCCCGCAGGCTGACCTGATCTACCGGGGCACCGTCACCCTCTCGGGTGGCACCGGCACCGTCGATCTAGATGCGGTATCCGACATGACCGACGGGACATGGGTAGCGTTATGTCGTGACCCGTGGGCGATGGTCGCTTCCTCAGGCAACGTGGTCGAATGGTCCCTGTCAGGTAAGACGCTGACGATAACTTCTGACACGGCTGATGCGGTGTGTTCGTGGATGGTCATAGCGGAACGGCAGGATGATCACATGAAGTCTGCCGAAGGTGTGCTGGCCGATGATGATGGGCACATCATCGTAGAATACGAGAAGGAACCCGATCCTGTCCTGTTCCCGGTCTTAGGAGGCTGACTAATGGCAACCCTGACCGTGACCGTCCCCGACCCGATTCCCGACATCGCCGCACTGGAAGATGCATGAGCGGTGCGAGTGATGTCTCGAAAATCATTGTCGCTATCGCTACTCTGCTTGCTGCTGTTGGCGGCTTTGTGGTGGCTCTTAGGAGCGGTTCGTCAGACTCCTCGTCGGTTTCGTCTGGGGGTGTGACTATTGTTCTGCGCGAGGTTGGCGATTATGAGCGTTTCTTGGACGATAATCCCGGCCATTGGCGGGAGTGAGTTGTTTCGATAATGGGCTTTCGATCAGCAAGGGTGATACACTAAAGACATGTCACTTCCGACTACAAGC